GTTGCGATGGTCTAACCTATGAGTGATGCAACCAAACGGCTTAACGCCCAGTATCGAACCGCACTTTACAAGCGTCAGCCTTGGGAGTCTGCCTACCAAGACTGCTACGATTATGCATTGCCTGGTCGCACTAGCTTCTTCCAACGTAACAAGGCCGACGATGCACCGGAGATCTTCGACGAGACCGCTGTTATCGGTACGCAAGAGTTTGCCTCACGGATTCAAGCTGGACTTACACCAAATTATGGACGCTTCTTCAAACTTGAAGCTGGTGTTCAGGTGCCACCCGATCAGGTCGAGGAAGTAAACAAGCAGCTCGAAGAAACAACGAACTACATTGCCGAGATAATCAACAACAGCAACTTCGCTCAAGAAGCGAACGAGTGCTATCTTGATATTGCGCTTGGCACTGCATGCATGGACGTCTTCGAAGGTGACGCGGTGCATCCAGTTATCTTCTCTGCCGTGCCTTTGCCCGAACTGGCAATCGACACTGGGCCACGCGACGAGATCGATACCTACTTTCGCACGCGCATGATGCGTATCTCGCACATCGATAAGGCATATCCAGGGGCGAAGGTTCCTTCTGATCTTGCTGTGCGTATTGGCAAGTCCAAGGGCGAGACCGAGAACTACGATCCTGTCGTTCGGGTTGTGCTGACTGTCTACCGCGACCATGAGGTAAAGAACGAGGAAGTGAACAAGGTCTGCTTGTTCCTGCCTGACTACACCGACTACGCGCCGATGCTCGAGCAAACACTGAAGGGCTTGGGGTCTAATCGTTTCATCGGGTTCCGTTGGTCTAAGGCTGCGGGTGAAGCATGGGGTCGTGGCCCACTGTTCAACTCGATGCCAGCCGTTCGCGTTGCCAATCTGGTCAAGCAGATGATCCTCGAGAACGCAGAGATGTCTATAGCGGGTATCTACACTGCTGAAGACGATGGCGTGCTGTCGATTGACAACATTCGTCTGCTTCCGGGCACAGTAATTCCTAAGGCTCCAGGTTCAGATGGCCTCCAGCCGGTGCAAGCAGCCGGTAACTTTGACGTTTCGCAGATTACATTGCAGGAATTGCGCTCCGATATACGCAAAGCCCTCTACAATGAAACGCTTGGCTCGCCGGATCGCACTCCAATGAGCGCAACCGAGGTCGCGCAGCGCATGGCTGACCTGTCGCGGCAGATTGGTAGCGCATTTGGCCGCCTTCAAGTCGAGTTTGTTAACCGAATCATCGTGCGCGTGGCGTATCTGCTACAGAAGCAGGGCCGCATCGAGCTGCCGGTCATCAATGGCCGCCAAATTAAGATCTTATCGACCAGTCCGCTGTCTCAAGCGCAGGCAGTCGAGGATATTAACGCGGTCAACAACTTCTTATCCATGTTAAACCAGCAATTTGGGCCTCAACTGGCACAGATGATGATTGAACAGGAGGAAACAGCCAGCTATTTGCGTGAACGCTTCGGTGTTCCGGTCAAATTGGTACGCAACAAGCAGCAACGTGAACAAGTAGCGGCAGCTATTGCCCAGATTAGTGGAGAGACTGGTGGTCAACTCACCGAAGGACAGGCCCCAATCTAAGGTTGGGCCGGATGGCCTCATGCTTAGTGCTAAGAGGTCAGATGAACTGGATTCATTGGCAGCCGCGACCTTTGCCAGCGGATCTGGCCGTGAATTTCTAAAGTATTTGCGCTCAATCACCATTGAAATGGTGGGTGGGCCGGAGATCACAGACGCGCAACTGCGTCATCGTGAGGGCGCTCGCTATCTTGTGGGCATAATCGAGGCGCGCATTCGCGCTGGAACGGAGAGAGGAAACAAAGATGTCGGATAGTTTAATTGATGGCGGTAATACGCCCGATGTAGTTGATGCTGGACAGAACAGTGAGCCTGTTGCGCGTCCTGAGTTTATTCCAGAGAAGTTCTGGGACACCGAGACCAACCAAGTGCGCGTCGAAGGCTTGGCTAAATCCTATGCCGAGCTAGAGAAGACACGCGGCAACGTCGATGGATTGCGTGAGCAGTGGGAAACCGAACGGCTCGCTGCGCGGCCAGAGACGCCGGATGCATATGCTTTGCCTGCTAACGAAGCACTAGACATGGACGCCCTTGCGTCTTCGCCTATTGTTTCCTTGTGGCGTAAGGCTGCACACGAGGCAGCATTGCCGCAAGAGACGTTCGAGCAAGTCATCAACGAGTATGCGCAGGCTGAAGTAGATGCAATGGCTGCTCGCCAGACTGCCGAACTTCAGAAGCTTGGCGAGAATGCCAATGACCGCACAACTGCTGTGCGTCTGTGGGCAGAGAAGACCTTTAAGGAAGGTGAACTCTTTGCTGTGCAGCGTATCGCAACTGACGCAGACGGCGTGCAGGCTTTGGAACGCATCATGGGTGCATTGTCCGAGCGTGGCATCGATGTCGGCCCAGGCGAAGGTGCAGCCCAAGAAGATAGCTACCAAGAAATCCAGAAGCTCATGCAGAGCAAGGAATATTACGACAGTAGCCGCCGCGATCCGAAGGTTGTCTCGCGGGTAGAGGAGTGGTTCAAGAAGAACGCTGGCAAGAAATGATTGCGATAAAGCCTTTGCAGGCGGGGGAAGAACCAGATCTTCTCTCGCTTGCACAAGAGATGCGGGAGGAAAGTCCCGTGTATCGTCCGTATCCATTCAACGCCGAGCGGCTAATGACATGGATTGACCTGTGCATTAGCGATCCTGACTGGCTGTGCTTAATGGCATGGGATGAAACCGGCGAAGCAATCGGATTCATTGCAGTCGGCAGCGTGCCGATGATGTTCTCTAGTGAGCGTAGCGTCGATGATCTTGGTTTGTATGTGGTTCCGAAGTGGCGAGGAACAACAGCTGCGTTGCGTCTGGTTCGCCAGATGGAAGGATGGGCCAGCGGCAAGTGCAAAGTAATACGTATGGGCGTAACAACTGGCACGAACAAAGATCAGACTGTGAAGTTTCTTGAGCGCCTCGGCTATCAACAAACGGGAATACTTTTAACTAAACAAACTTAGTCCATTGTTTGAAACACAAGCTTGAGCAATTTAGCGCATAGGCCCGTAAATGACGGACGGCCCCGACAGGGAGAACCGCACTCGGTCAGGCACGGATAACCGGCTTGTTATCCAAACCTTATCAGGGAAACCATCATGGCAATTGATATTAATGATGCTTTCGTAAAGCAATTCGAAAGCGAAGTGCATGTAGCTTATCAGCGCATGGGTTCAAAAATTCGTAACACCATCCGTACTAAAGCGGGTGTCAAGGGTTCGTCCACCACCTTCCAGAAGGTCGGCAAGGGTGAAGCTGGTCAGAAGTCGCGTCACGGTAACGTACCGGTCATGACCATCGATCACGCACCTGTCGAGTGTACACTCCAAGATTGGTATGCAGCTGACTACATCGACAAGCTCGATGAGCTGAAGATCAACCACGACGAGCGTATGGTCGTTGCTAACTCGAGCGCATATGCTCTTGGCCGCAAGACTGACACAATGTTGACCGACGCGATGAACACCACAGCATTGCAGACTGCAACTGCTGGTTCGATCACAACCGGTAAGATCAACGAGATCTTCGAGACCTTCGGTGAAACCGATGTTCCTGACGACGGTGATCGTTACTTTGCAGTTTCGCCACAAGCATGGGTGAACTTGCTGGGTATCAGTGCATTCTCGGACGCTGACTTCATCGGTAGCGATGACTTGCCGTACAAGGGTGGAATGGTTGCTCGCCGCTGGTTGGGCTTCATGTTCTACACGCACTCGGGCTTGCCTATCGCTGCTTCTGTTCGTTCGAACTTTGCTTATCACAAGTCGGCTGTTGGTCATGCCATCGGTCAAGATGTAGCAACTGAACTGAACTATGTTCCAGAGAAGGTCGCTCACCTTGCAACATCGATGATGAGCATGGGTGCTGTCTTGATTGACGGCGCAGGCGTCTACAACTGCCGCATCACCGAAACGTAAGAGGAACTATCAATGGCACTTTCAGCTTCAACGCTTTACAAAATCGGCGGCGCGCAGCCTGGTCTATTTATTTACACCAGTGCTGACGCCATCGCTACTGTGATTGCATCGGGTTACTTCAATGCAGTCACCGATACGCTCAAAGCAAATGACGTTATTCTGGCAGTAACAAGCGTTGGCGGTACTATCGCCGTCGATGCTCTTGTTGTTTCCAGTGCAACGGGCGCAGCGACTGTTACGACCACTAACGGTACGTAACATTAAGGGGGGCATGGGCCGCAACTGTGTCCCTTGCTAAAGGAGGGCCGTTCGCAATCTCTCCTGCGAACGGCCCTTTTTGTTTAAAAGGATCGTAGGATGCACATTTCGAGTTTGCAGATTTGCCAGCAGGCACTTGTCTTAATCGGTGCGCAACCTTTGACGTCCTTCGATGACGGCACAACCGAGTCGATTGCTTGCTCTAATCTCTATGAGAACACGGCACGCGACGAGCTGGCGCAATATCGCTGGCGTTTTGCATCCAATCAGGTGCAACTGTCACGCTTGGTCGATGTGCCATCTGCTAAGTGGGAAGCCGCCTATCAGCTACCACCCGAATGTCTTTCTATCTCGACAGTGTATGTGAATGACATACCCATCGACTTTGACCGCTACGAAGATAACATCTTCTGCGATGCCGAGGTAACCGAGGTTGTTATTCTCGAAGGCACCTTCAGAGTAGACGAACAATTCTGGCCGCCTTATTTTGTGCAGATGATGGTCTATCGCATTGCATCCCAGCTCGCGCACTCTATTGCGGCACAGGTCGATACGTCTGATTTGCTCGATCAAAGAGCAATGCGTCACGCACGAATGGCACGGAACCGAGATGCGCAAGGGCGCACGGCGCCGAAGATCGATACCAGCCGCTTAATTAATACCCGCTTCCGCAACTCGTCGGTGCGTTAATGGCGCGGTTACGCCAGCTCCAAACTAACTTTGCATCGGGTGAGCTAGACCCCTTGATGCATTTCCGCGTTGACACGGGCGCATTCAAGAATGGTGCGCGCCGGTTACGCAACGCAATCCTGTACAATTCCGGTGGCGCAGGACGTAGACCTGGCACTTGGTATACTGCAACTCTGGTTGGTAACACGCGGCTTGTGCCGTTCGAGTTTGCCAGCGACGAGCGTTACTTGCTTGGCTTCTCTAATGGTCGCCTTGATGTGTTTGATACCAATGGCATATTACTGTCTAGCGTAACAAGTGGTTGCAACTGGACGACGGCTACGCTGTTCAAGTTTGCTTATGACCAGAGCGCGGACACGATGATTGTTGTTTGCGAGGACTGGGCGCCTCAAGTTATTCTGCGGACTGGGCCATCGACCTTCACTGTTACTAACTTCCAGTTTGCTACGAGCATTAACTCAAACAAGGTCTATCAGCCTTACTACAAGTTTGCCAATGACAACGTGACCATATCGTGCAGTGCGACAACCGGCTCGGTGACTGTCACTGCTTCGGCTGCTGCGTTTGTTGCTGGGCATGTCGGAACGTATATCCGGTGGAAAGACGTAGACATTCTTATCACTGCCTATACCAGTCCCACAGTCGTAACCGGCACTATTCTCGGCACGCTTGTTGCTGCTTACGACAACAACCCATACCGGACGCTGCATAGCTCATCGACAGTAGAAGTAACCCATGTCCTGCACGGCTTTTCAACGGGCGCAACAGTTACAATCTCCGGCTCGAACAAAACGGGCGGCATTGTCGAGAGCCATTTGGATGGATCGCGCACCATCACCGTTGTTAATGACAACGTATACACATTCGTAGCCGATGGATCTGCGACTGAAAGCGTTGATGGTGGTGGGCCTAACGTCAAGTATAGCGGCGCCAATGTTGCAACGCGGGATTGGAGCGAGCAAGCATTCAGCAGCGTTAATGGTTATCCTGGTGCAGTCTGCTTCCACGAAGGTCGCTTGTGGTTTGGTGGATCTGGTGGGATACCAGATGGCCTTTGGGCCTCGACGTTGTTCCAGTTCTTTAACTTCGATGCAGGTGATGGCAGCCCGATTGACAGCATTCAAGTCACGATTGGCGCCGGTGAAATATCAAACGTCCGTCATCTCGTATCGAACAATGATCTCCAGATCTTTACGGCTACGGCAGAGTTTGCAATCCTTGCTCCGCGTGGACAGGGCTTGTCGCCTACTAACGTCACGATCCGCAAGCAGACGCCTTATGGCTGCGCGCTTGTGCGCCCCTTGCCGTTCGATGGTGCGACCTTGTTTGTGCAAGCAAGTCTGACTGCTATCCGCGAGTATCTCTTTGCCGAGACTACCCAGCGTTATGCCTCGACGAACCTTAACGTGTTGGCGGCACACTTGCTCTCTAACCCGTATGACATGGCTGTGTTGTATTCGGGCAACGAGCGCAACGAACAGTACGCCTTCCTTCAGAACGATGATGGCACTGTAGCTACGTTCTATTCAGCACGTAGTGAGCAGCTTGCCGGATGGACGACATGGGATCAGGGTGGTGCTGGTTCACCGCAGTTTAAGGACGTAGCTGTCCTGGGCGAAGATGTGTTCTTTGTCTCGCTGCGTGGTGGCGTTTACTATCTTGAGAAGATGGGTGCGCGCTCTGACTCGATTGATAGCGCAACGACTTATACGTCGGGTACGGCTCAGAACAACTGGGTTCTTCCAACACGCTATCGCAGCAAGACTGTCTCTGTCCTTTGCGATAATTATTATTTAGGCGACTTTCCTGTAGATGCATCGGGCAACATTAATGTGGTCGAGGACGTACTGAATATCACTGTGGGTTATAACTACACCTTTACAATCAAGACCCTGCCGGTGGACATTGATCTCCAGACGGGTTCGACCATTGGCTTGCCTAAACGAATAGCGCGGGTGTTTGTCGGACTAGATAGTGCAGCATCACTGTCCATTTCTGGCAACCGATTACTGCTTAGACAGGTGGATGATCTTGTTGAGACTGCACCTGATCCAGTTACCGGCGTATACGAGTTCCGTCTTCTTGGCTTTCAGAAGGACGCATTTGTCGAGTTGACGCAAGAGGAGCCTTTACCCGCTGTGGTCTTGGGCATGAGTATGGAGGTTCAATTCTGATGTGTATTTCAGCAGCAGTCATTGCCGGTGTCTCGTTGGCAGCCTCCGCCATCGGGACTGTAGCAAGCATCGATAATAGCAATTACCAAGCCGGTATGCTCGAGCTGCAAATGGACGAGCAGAAAAAACAGTTGCGTGAACAGCAGAAGTTTGAGCAGCTCAAGGCGCAAGAGGCGGAGCTGGCACGGCTCGAGGACTATCGCGGGCTGCGTGAGGCAAACTTGCTGGCTATTGCTGGATCGGGCGTTGGACAGAACCTATCGTTTCTTGGTGGGGTAAGCGAAGCTGACGAGAAGGCGTTGCGCATGGATCTTAGCAACATTCGGATGGGGCAGCTTGGAGAGCAGAACCGGATAGCCAACCAGATCCGCGTTAACGACATCGATGTCGGCATGGCTAAGTCTAATGCCAAGTCTGCTAACCTTGCGGCTGGCATTGGCTTTGTTCGAGATGCAGCTAAGGCTGCTGATTTCTACAGTAGAAACAAAACACCAAGCAAATCTACAAGCTCTGTTTACAAACCAGTGAGTGATGACGGCTAATGGCTATTGAACCATATCAACGTAAAATAGGTATACCTGACGCGGCAGGCGGCGGCATGACCCGCATTGCTGACACGCGTAGTGTTGACATCGGCCCTGCTATATCAAGCCTGGGCGAGACACTCATGTCTACGTTCGAGCCTATCCTTGCTGACGAAGCTATCAAGCGCGGCAACGAAGAAGCTGGCAAGGTAATGTTTACCCGTGATGATAAGGGAAATCTTCTTTTACCACCGGCAGCAGAAGGCGGACGGCGATATGTAGCAGCTTATGACAAGCTACTTGAAACTCGTTATCTTAACGAGGTAGGCACGGAGTTTCAAACGGCGTTAGACCAAGAGGCTGCGGATCGTCGTACTGGTGTTAAGAAATATAATGCAACTGAATTTGCAGCAAGTGTGCAAGCTAAAACCGAAGGCATGTTGTCGGCAATGGATCCTCGTATCCGTCCGCAAATGGAAGAAGTATTGCTTCGTGAAGGTCTTGAGCGCACGCGATCTTTTGCAAATGAAGTATCTGGAGCCGCGCGCCGTGATACAATTCAAGGCACAATACAGCTAATGAATTCGTTTAAAAAGAAGATGGCGACTGGCTATCTTAAAAACGAAAGCATAGAAAAAATAGAGAAGGAATACAGAGCACCATATAATATTTTAGCTCAATCGTTGAAAGATATTAACGCAGTTAGCAAAGAAGAATTCCAAGCTATTATGATGGAAGCCGATGATCTAATAGCAGACGGCACGCAGTATCTTAACGACATGGATTTTCTTGCTGATGTGCTTACCGCATCGGGCGGCATGGGTTACGATCAAGCAGAATATATAAAGAATTTAGCAAGAGGTATACCGGTTCAAGGTGAGTTTGATCCGACGTATCAAACAACGCTTGCTGTACCTGAGAACGTAACATCCGAATCATTTGTAAAATATTACGAAACAAAAACCGGAACAAAGGTAAACAGCGGCGCGCGTTCCCTTACAGATCCTTTAACAAAAGATAACCCAAGGTCATATCATAGCATTGCTAATGGCGGCCGAGCTATTGATGTGCCACGCATTCCTGGAATGACATTTGACCAGTGGGTTAAAAGCATTGAAGACGATGGATTTGTTGTTCTTGAAGCAAAAGATGAATACACAAAACCATCAAAACATGCGACTGGGCCTCATTGGCATATTGCCGTGGGTAATAAACGACGAGTCACGGCGACAAAAGAACTCCCTGCATTAAAAGGGATTACTCGTGAACGCATCTTAAGCATGGATCCAAGAGCGCGTCGAGAACTCGAACAAGCAATGAATGAGCGCCAGTCCGTTATTAGAGGTCAGGAAGCACAAGCTGCGGCAAAAGCTCGTGAGGCTCAACAAGATGCCAAACAACAGCAAGTGATTGATGCTATCGTAAGCACTACGAGAGACGGCATTTATAATTACACAAATCCAGAACGTGATGCTCTTGATGTTTCATTTAACTCAGAAGTAAATAAGGTTGGTGGGCTTAACACCGAGGCTGGGCGCAATGCTGCCATTAATTTTATTTCGACCTATCCTTATATGCCCGGCGAAATGAAGGGGTGGTTTACCTCTAATCTTCGGAGTCCTAATTGGAAAAGTGCATTAAATCTTTATAACTCAACTAAGGTTTTAACGACACAATCTGGTTCGTCTATGGGCGATATATTGACTGGTGCGCTATCACCTAAAGATCGAGCTTTGTTTGATTCTGCATTACGTATGCAAGATAACGGCGTAGATGATGCTGTAATTGGGGCGCAGATTAAAAATATTATTAGCGGAAAATCCTACACTGCATCTGAGGCCCAGTTCCAATTTAATGCTACAAGAGGCAAGGATGCTTATCGTCAAAGCAAAGGCAAGGCACTCAAGGATTTGTTTGGTATTGAAGGTATCCCGCCTAAAGACTTGAGCAATAACTATGATGAAGCTTTTGCTGCCAACCTTGCTGTCTCTCAAAATAATGTAGAGGACGCAGAAGAAGCTACTCGTGCACAGCTTAAAAGCTTGTCTGTAGCTGATCCTATTTTCTTCAATGGGATTGGTTATAAGAATGTTTACAGCAAAATTGGTAACTCACCTAAAGCGTTCAATCAGATTTTGATGAACCACCTTAGCACATTGACGTTGCCCAACGGTCAACCGCTTATGAATAAAGTAGCTATTGCTGACGGAACAATAAGAAGACCTATCGTCGGTGGGCCAAATACAACCATTAAGATTGCTCCGCTTGACGGAAACGTTAATCAAGTTGGACGTTATCAAGTTTATATTTACGATCCTGCAAATCGTAAAAAACTTTTAGGACGAATTGTTGTTGATTTTAGCAAGGATCTGAATCCACAGATTCAAGCATATACTCAGTCACAGCGCCGCGCTTTACAGAATGCAGATAAAGCAGGCATCGAACGCGCACGTACACAAATAAAAACAGATCGTCTGTCTGGTGCATCACGAACAGTTCCTGTTTCTCCGTTTTAGGACTTTAAATGCCTCAAGCAAAATCCTTTGTCCCGTCTAGATATAATACTCTGGTCTCCAATATTGTTGAGGAGCCGGAGAAGGAGCGTGGGTTTTTTGGTGACTTAGCTGATAGCTACGCTTTAGGTGTATACGGGCAAATCAAAGACCAATTTGACCGGATGGATGTTGATGCTGAGTTTGATCCTAGCTTTGATCCATTAAACAACATTCCTCTTGGTTACGGGCAGTACGCAGAAGATATGCGTTATGCTCGTAGTCAGGCAGAGCTAGACGTAATTCTTCAGAACATTGACGAGAACAATGAGATCCGCGCTAGGCAAGAGAATTACTCGTTTGGATACAATCTACTGATTGGTGCAATTACTGGAATTGTTGATCCAGTTAACCTAATTAACCCTAGTCTTAAAGGTGCGTCATTTCTTGCTGGTGCGGCAAAGGGGGCGCTTGTCTACGGTTCACTGAATGCCGGACAAGAGGTCATTCGCAATGAACTCGATCCTACATCTAGCAATGTTGAGACTGCATTTAACATCGGCGCTGGCTACCTATTATCAGGATTAGCAACGGGTGCTGCTGCATATTTCTCAAAGGCAGACATTGATAAAACGCGCTTAGATTCTGATTCTTATAATCGCGTTAATACAGCAGGTGATAATTATGATCGCGCAGTTAGTGCTGTTGATAATTTGGCTTCTGTAGAGAACCTGCGGTTTGGTGAGCAAGACGTTAAGATTGTTTACGGCAATACTGGAAAGTATGACCGCACAGGAAATTACATTTCAGCTTTTTTTCGTTCAGCTGACGCTGCTCGTGAATTAGTTAGGCGTGGCAATGTTCAACGCGCTGCTGATGATGCACTTGGCCCTATCATTCCTGATGGTGATGAGGCTGTATTTGATCCAAGCATGTTTGATGAGATGGATGCAGGGTATCTGCGCAGTCTAGAAGAAGATGCTGGCAGTGCGCCCACAGCAACCGAAGCTGCTGTCCCAACAGGACGCACTACCAGCGAGGGTGAGACGCCGCGGACTGGAGAGGACGCAACGTCTCAAGCTGAATTTGAAGACATTATATATATTGATGATGCTGCAATTCTCAACACATTTGATGACAAGCCTTGGACTAAACCTCGCGTTCCAGGCGTAGAACCTTTGCCGGAAGATGCGTTTAAAAACCCCGCTGAGTGGCTAAACTTTGTGGTGCGCCATGAGCTGCATCACAAAACAAGCAAGCAGTTGCCAAATGAAAGCAAGCCAGAGTACGAAACGCGAATTAACAACTTGGCTTATCAAGACATTCAAGCTGGCAGAACTCCGCTGTCACCTACGGATAGTTTTCTCGAACAGGTTATGCTTGCCCCTACTTTGCAAGGCGAAGCTATGCGCTTAGCGCCACGCAATGCTTATGTGCATGAAGCAATACAAAATACCGGTGGCGATATGGCGACTATTATGGTCGGCAATCGTATGAATTTGCCGACTACTCCTGGTGGATCTGTATTCCAAAAAGCGCAACGATGGTTGGTTGCTAACTATGTACTAAAGGTGGCGACTGATGCCGCTTACGTTAAGTACGTTACGGGCAAAGCTGGTGGTGGAGTAGCAGGAAATGCAGCTGAATCTTTTGTGATTGGACTGCCGGTTGTTGGCCGCGCAAAACGGACAAATAAATTATCACAAAAAGAATTTCGAGAATATATCGGACGAGCTGCGCAAACTGATAGGCGCTTTAATATGCACGGCAAGCCCATCACCGATGATGAGCATGGCATTATCATGGAAGCATCAAATGAGCTACGTCAACTGCTCAAACAATTTGGCGATGAAGCTGAGAAGCTTGGCATGTTTGAGGTGCAAAAGCGCATCGGCCGCGACATTGATAGATTGCAAAAAAACATTGCTCGCCGCACGGAAAAGCTTGGTAAGTATACTGGAGACCTACGTACTAAGGTCGAAGCCGAGATCAAAGACTCTGAAGGCCAGCTTGCGGCACTTGTTCGCCAACAAGACGAGATGCAGGCAAACCCAATTATGCCAAGCCGTGAGAAATATTACTTTCCTCGCATCTATGACTTGAGCAAAATCCGTGAAAAACTTGATGAGTTCACTAGCATTATTACTGCTCACTTTGGCGGCGATGAAGCGGCACGAGGGCGAGCAAACGAATGGATCGATAAGCTGTTAAACGGCGGAGGCGAAGATGACTTTGCGCCTGGCGCTGGTGGCCCAGTAAATACCTTATCTCGCCAGATTACTTTGACGAACGAGGATCTTGCAGACTTCATTGTTTGGGATTCGGAGATTGTTATGGGCGTATACTCGCGCCGTATGGGCGCCAGCATCGAAATGGTCAAAGCATACGGATCGCGTATGCAAGAAGACCTAATAGATGATATGGTTATGCGTTTGCGGGATGATAACGTACCAGAAGATCGCATTGCTAAAATTGTACGCTTGCAAGAAGATGTGCGGGATCGTGTGCTTGGTCGCTTCCATGCAAAAGACCCAATGAGTTGGGACAATCGCACTGCTCGTGCAATTAAAAATTTCACAAACATTACTGTTATGGGCAGGGGGATTTTTTCTCAGGTAACCGACATTGCTCGTGCTTTAGCTATTAACGGCTACGCTCCTTTGTTCAAAGCAATGCACACTGCAATGCGTGGCGAGGTTCGTGATCTTGCTACTGGACGCTATGCCAAGCAAGCTGGCGAAGCTTTGGAGCTAGTTAACGCTCGTTGGATGGCGAGTTTAATTGAGAACGATAGCGCGCTAACTGTTACGCAGCAAACTGCATTAGAGCGCGGTTTAGCGGCAGCACAGTCTCCATTCTTTCGTTTTAATTTAATGAACCCGTTCACAGTAATCTGGAAAGATTTCACGGGTATTATGAGTAGCCATACGCTCATCGATGAATCCATTACTGTTGCTAATGCAATACGCTCTGGCAAAACATTAAATACCCTGAGCAAAAGCGAGAAACGGATTGCTGATCGACTAGCAAGTTTTGGCATCGATATACGTAGTGCGCAGTTAATCGCTGATATGCCGTTTGAAAAAACAGGTGGTGATCTTTATCTTGCCAACATTGAAAAGTGGGGAGAGAGTGGCCGTAGTGGAGCTAAAGCAAAAAAAGTTTTTCTTGGCGCACTGTCTGGTCAGATACGTTCTGGGGTTGTAACTCCAGGCCCGTTGCAACGCGCTAACATTATGGATGGCGTGTTCTATGTAAAAGGTAAGCGTGTAGAGCAGCCATTGTTGAGTCTGCCATTTCAATTGCTTTCGTTCACTTTGTCTAGCTCGGCTAAGGTTACGCACTCTTTGCTATCCGGTAGAGATCGCAATCGAGCAGTAACCCTTGCGTCTTTGTATATGGCTGGAATGTTTGCCACCTATTTAAAGTCAGGCGGCAACTGGGACAAAAAAACTTGGGAAGAAGTCACTCTCGAATCTTTTGAGAACAGTTCAATCGCTGGATATTTGACTGATATTTATAGACGGACCGAAGACCTTACGGGCTACGGCCCTCGTTCCGCTATGGGTGCGTATGAGTTTGGTGCAGACACAGTGTCAGATGAGATTGGCGCGGTAGCTGGGCCTGGCGTTAGTGTTATTGCGGGGGCTATTGAAGCTTTTATAAATCCAGATCTCGAAGATCGCCAACGTGCCGGACTTGTGCGCCGAGCTGTGCCATTTAGCGGCATGTGGCTTTGGAACGATACGATGCGCGAGATGTCAAACTGGGCTGCGGATGCAGGCTGGATAGAAGGCCCCGACTCTGAACCCTCCGAGTTCAATGGAGAAGAAGCTGTTTTTGAAGATACGATTGAGCAAATAATGTCTGAAGAACAACCTCAAGAACAAATGCAAATGCCGCAATGATACTAAGCCTGTCCATTGCTGTGAATGAATGCAGCGTGTTGAAGGCGAATGGAGGTTTAAATGCCAGCTATACTTGTCAATGATGTTTCACCGGTAATCAGCTACGTAGCAACTGCTGCGCAGACTTTGTTCGCTGTGCCGTTCGAGTTTTTTGATGTCGGTGATATTGTCGTTGAGCGCGCTGGTGTAGAACTGGTATATAGTCCGACCCCTGCCAACAATAATCAGTACTCGGTGGTCGGCGCCAACGTAGAAGGCGGCGGATCTATCACTCTTGGCAGCCCTGGTGCTACCTTGGGCGAGACAATCGTTATTTATCGTGACGTTCCTATTGAGCGTCTGGCTAACTATCCTGAGACCGGCCCGATGGCAGTGCGCTCGCTGAACGCGGAGCAGGCCAAACACATCGCAATGATGCAGCAGCTCGAGCGTGACGTTAATCGCAGCGTCACTGTTCCTATTGGTGAATCGTCAATCGACTTGCCTTCGGCAGCCGAGCGCGCTGACAAGATACTTACGTTTGACGAGAACGGCGTACCTTCAACCGAGTTTGACATCGGCTTGTTGACTGGCGCCGTTATCTCATCTGGTGCCGCGCCTGCCCAAACCATTGAGTTTACCGCTACCGCGGGGCAGACAGTCTTTAACTTCTTGGTTGCTGCTATCCCTACATTTGTGTCGGTGTTTCTTAATGGTGTTAAGCTGCCATCAACTGACTTCACGCATAGCGGCACGACTGTAACACTGCTTACTCCTGCTACTGTTGGTGATCGCGTTGCGCTCGAGGGCTTTACGCAATCAGCTATCTTGGAAGCATTGGTTGCGTTGGCTGCATCAAACGGATCTTCGCTTGTTGGGCATATTGCTACTGGAACGGGTGCCGTTGCCCGAACTGTGCAAACCAAACTACGCGATACTGTAAGCGTCAAAGATTTTGGTGCAGTTGGCGATGGTGTAACAAACGACACATTGGCAATTCAAGCAGCGTTTAACTCTGGCGCTGTGGCAATTTATTTTCCTGCTGGTCGTTACATCGTAACTGCTAATTTAACGCGCTCTGGTAACACATATATCTATGGCGACACGCTAACTAGCTCTATTCTGCAAATGAACGGGACGGCTAGTTTTGTCTATACGGGCGGCACGGCGGGAAGCGAGTATGGCACGAATCAACTTCAAATTGAACGGCTTGGTTTTGAGTGTCCAACTGTTACTGCAAAATCAGTAATAAATGCTGCATGGACTGATGGCGTCGGCGGAACATCCAAGACGTTCATTATGCGCGATTGTCAAATTACAGGCACTAATGCTGCTGGTGGATTTGGAAGCGCAGTGTTGCTAACTAACGCCCGCAACATTGTTGTTGAAAGCGTTCGTATCTTAGGTGACCGTGACGGGACTCCGTTATCATCTGGCTTTGGGTTTAATATTATAGGTACGAACCCCACTGGCGCACCTGTCGAAATGTTTTTCAATAAGGTGCAAGTGTATTTTGTGAACACTGCATTCAAGATTGATGGTTGGATTGAGGGTGTGTTTTTCACCTCATGCACTATGATAGCGTGTCATATAGGTATTAATGCGGTTATTGGGCCAGCGGGGCCAAAGCCACTTATTAACGTCATTGGTTGCCACATAAACACGGACACGTTCGGTATTAGAACGGTTGGTTTTGTGCAGTCCAATTATTCAGACAATCTAATATATGCCCAAGACGTAGACGGCACATCGACAGGCTACGCAGCAATCTCGCTAAACGCATCTGGCGCAACGCTGGATGTTCAAGTAGATAACAATAATTTTCAGGGTATTATATCTGGCATCTCCAAAAACGGAGTTGTTGTTGAAGACGGAACTGGTAGTGACCTTTGCATTATTTCCAATAATATATTTAATTCTTTTGATACTGCTGTTTGGTTTCAAACCGGGACAACTAACGCACTAGCTCAAGGCAATGTGTTTGTTTCTTGCGCGACTGATATTTTAGACCAAGGGACGGGTAGTCTTATCAATCGCTTTGGCGATTTTGCACAGACCTCAACAAGTGGCCTTGCTCAAGTTGTAAGCGAAAACAAATCTTCAGCAAATAACCTTACAAAAACGGCAGGCTACGGCATCCGGGGCCGCGACACTATAAGCACACAAAAAGATGTTGGAGCATTCAGAGCGGTTCCTCAAGATGCTGATTGGGTAAATGCTACAGCTACAATTTACGGGCGCAATTCTGATGCTGTAGCTGGATATGCTTTCTTTGGTATCAACGGCACACCTGAAGGAGTGATTACAGCACCTATTGGTGCAATAGCTACGAGGCGCGATGGAGGGGCTTCAACGACACTTTATGTAAAACAATCTGGAACTGGAAACACAGGATGGGTAGCGAAATGAACCATAACCTAATCATTGATTGCTGGCGTTCTGGTCAGATTGATCCTTCCGAAATGGTTAAACTATGCCGCGAAAATGCGGAACTGAGCAGTGTTCTTTTTGATACAATTCCAGAAGGATCTTCGGATGAGTAACAACAGACAGATCGCGGACTTAGGCAACCTAACTCAAACTGTTAGCGTCAAAGACAAGAGATTTGGCGCTGTTGGTAATGGTATTGCAAATGATACTGCTGCGTTTAGCGCGGCTGCTGCTGCTGCACCAACTGTTCGGGTTCCGTCAGGCACTTATCTTTTAAACAGTAACCCAACTGGAACAGCAACATGGCTTGTTGATGACGGTGCAACATTTACTGGAGTAGGTCGACTCAATACAAATTCAGGCCATGTCGTTTCTAATGTCGGAGCCTTTCGGTCACTGGAAAGTGATTCAACATTTTACAACGGCATTTTTGGCTATCTTGAACAAAATGCTGCAATCAACGGATATGGCACAATCGGCCTGCACGGTTTTGCGCGGTCATCAGGTGGAACGGGACTCGCAGGCGAAGCCGATCTTGCTGTTGCTGCATGTGCTGTCCATGACCTTGTTGGTTCGGTTGCCGGTGTGTGGGGTATGTATTCCACAGTTGCTCGAATGTCAGGCGTCCTTGGCGCAACTCACGCTTTTGAACTTGACGTTGCCAACATGGGAACGACTGTTCCGTTGTATCCACACGCGCCTTTTGCAGCAGGCCAAACTAACGGTTTATGGGTTTGCACAGGCGGGGAGATTACTGAAAGCGGTGTAGGTTCACCAGGAACTGCATCGGTTGCTATGGGTATTATTCAGAATGATAGCCAAGTGGTTAAAACCGCCAAATTTGACAAAGGCATTCTGTTTCATAACCTTGCTATTGCGGGCGCTGATGGCACAGGATCAGGCATTGGTACGGCAATTGCTTTTGCTTCGGGCCATGCAATGCAATGGTTTAACAATAGCGCACAGGTAGTCTCTGAAATTGTAACAACTGCTAATGCTACATCTGGGCAAAATTTCCGTTTAGATTTTTCAAACTTTGGGCTGCTGGTTCAAGACAGAGCAACAGGTCAAACGGCTTTGCAGATTGTCAACACAGCAAACTATGTCAACGGCCTTCGCATAACGCCATCGGCAGCCGGCGTTAACGTCGCGCTTGAGGCGGTTGGTAGTGATACCAACATTGACTTTCAAATT